CGCCGCGACGAACTTCGATCAGGTGACGATGACGCCCAAGACCGTGGGCGCATTGTCGAGCTGGTCTCGCATCCTGGAGCTTCAATCCACCCCCGCGATTGAAAGCCTGCTGCGTGCCGACATGGTGAGCCAGGTGGCCTCTGCCATCGACTTGGCCGCCATCACCGGCACCGGAGCCAGCAACCAGCCCCGCGGCATCCTGAACACCTCAGGGATCGGTTCGGTGGTGGGCGGCACCAACGGAGCCACGATCACATTCGATCACCTCGCTGATCTCAAGCGGGAAGTGGCCATCGACGACGCCGACGCCCCTACGGCTGCTTTCCTAACCAACGCCAAGGTGGAGGCCAAGCTCAGCAAGGCCCAGGCCACAACCGGTCAGTACCTGATCGACCCGTCAGGTGTCGCCAGCGGTGCCCCTACCACCGTGTTCGGCCGTCGATTCTCGGTGAGCAATCAGGTACCCGGCACCCTCACCAAGGGCACCGCCAGCGGTACATGCTCCGCTGTAATTTATGGCAATTTTGCTGATTTACTGATCGGAATGTGGGGTGCTACAGATATATTGGTTAACCCATTTGGAACTGGTTACACTAACGGAGACGTTGAAATCCGTATCATGCAGACTGTAGATATTGCAGTTCGGCACCCTGAATCGTTCGCCGCCATCGTTGACGCCCTGACCTGATCAGTAGTCTGAATCTGTCGGGTTATTTGGGGTGGTCGGGAAGGCCGCCCCTATTTTTTACCTGAAACCATGAGATCCACCACCATCACAATCGAGGCCCTTGTGCGGTGCTTCGCCCTGGATCAGGGTCAGCTCCTGCAGCTTGAGGAGTGGGTGCGCCGCTATCCCGATCTGCTGGAATCCTCGCCCGGTCTGCTCTACCTGGAGCCCGCCATGATCGCCGTGCGCAATGTTCGCGCCGGTTGGCTGCCTCACCTGCGTTTGCCTGAAATGCCGCGCATCCCCAGCCGGTGAGACGCCGCACCCGCCGGGTTCAATCCTCAGTGGACCGCTGGCTCGACAATGCCGGCCGCCAGCCCCTGCTCACCCCCGCCGGAGAGGTCCATCTAGGCGCCCTGGTGCGGCAGTGGCAGGACTGGCCCGATGGCCCCGCCGAGGCCCCGCCAGCGGTCACACGGCGAGGGCTGAGGGCCAGGGATCGATTGGTCGCATCCAATCTGCGGCTGGTGGCGATGGTGTGCGACCGCTATCGCCTGCCCGTCACGATTCCGATGGAAGATGCACTGCAAAGCGGCACCATCGGATTGGTGCGAGCGGCTGAGAAGTTTGATCCTGCCCGTGGGTATCGCTTCACGACCTACGCGTTTCTGTGGATTCGTCAGGCCGTGACCGGGGAGGTGGATGCCATGAGCAACACCGTCAGGCTCCCGTCCAACGTCTGCGCCGCCATGAGAGGCACCCGGTACGGCCTGACCAGCCCCAAGCAGCTTGCAGCGGCTGAGCTGGTGTGGCGCGGCTGTATCAGCCTTGACGGCCCCAATCCCAACAGCGACGACGACAGCCGCACCCTCGCCGAGGTGATCGAGGGCGGGCGCCTGGACGTGGAGCAGCTGGGCCAGGCCGAATCGGTGAGCGCGGCATGGGAGGCAATGGAAGATGCAGATCCTGAAGGAGTGGCCCTGCTCCAGTTGCATCACGCCGATGGCGCCCGCGTGGGCGAACTGGCGGTGCTGACAGATGGCACAAGGCCAGGCACTAACAAACGCCTCAGGACTGCAACCCAGGCGCTAAGGCTCTTGCCTGAGGTGCAGGTGGCGTTGGCTGGCTGAGCTCAGTCCTCCTCGAGGTGGTCGCTGATGACGTCTGCCAGGTGGTCGGGGAGGTGGCCGTAATCGCTGAGTTCTGCCGCGTCTTCAGGATGCAGGATCAGCGTCACAGCCAGCAGCCGAAGGGCCGCCAGTGTGTCGGGGTGCATGAGTGGTAAATGCTGGTGAGATCGGTGGTCGCCCGTGGCGATCGCTTCCGATGGGGGGACTATACCACGGGTGCCACGCAAGACCATCGACGACTGGACGGCAGATTTTGCTGAAAGTTGCCTTGCGCAAGATTCGGCAAATCCTCCCGGCTTTGAGGCCGCCTGCGTGCCCCCTTTCAAGTTGATATTATCAACTTGATCTTCCGGCTTTGAGCCACCCATTTACAACGTCTGGAAGCAGCAGGCTCAGACTTCCGATCCGATCGCTACCCCAACCCCAGATAAAATCAGAGTTCTGAGCTGTAGCAGATGACCTGCATATCTGCTCGGAGATGTGCTATCAATGTGGTGGGCCGGCGGTGCGTCAACACCCCGACCCGTGACCGATCCACCCACAGAGTGAACCGATGCCCCCATCATCCGCCGATAAGCGCTTGGCAGTGTCCGGCGCCGTGCAGCAGTTCTCCGACGACTTGAGCGAGCTGGCCCTCCGCATGAGCTGGGCCAGGCCGACCGCCAGCCGCTACCTGACCCCGCAGGAGCTGGAGCCCCTCGTCAACGCCGAGACCACCATCGCCCGCCTGCGTGACGAGCTGGCGGAGCTGGCGGCACGGCTGGCGGTGGAGGTGTTGCCCGGCTGAGGTGGTGATGGGGTGGTTCGGCGCCCCACCAGCGGCTTGACCCGCTTTTGACCCAACAAAACGTAACCGCCAGGCAAACCCACTGCACGGCAGGCGATTTGAGCCGCGACCGACCGCCTTCTAAGCAGCCGGTCGTGTGTTCGAATCACACAGGGGGCGTTGCCAGAAGCCGCAGTGGGACTGGGGTTTGAGCCAGTCAGAGCAAGCGATCCGGGCAAGAGGCCATCAGAGCAGGAGCGGCCGAGATCGCCCTAAAACCGTCACTACCTGCCAGGATTTGACCCAGATTTTGACCCGGGTCAGAAATGGCAAGCGATCGGCAGGGCTGGATGGCGGACCTCTCCCGCCAGTTCAAACGACACCGCCAGGGCCGCCCCGGATGGTTCCTGCGGGTCAAAAGGGAGCGCCTGCGCCTTCTGTCCGATGAGCTCCCGCCGCGCCCCGGGGAGGCGATCGGAGGCCCGACCCAGCGTGAGCTCACCCTGGCCACACCACCCGGCCCAGCCACCGCCGCCGCGGCCCTGGCAGAAGCCTGCGCGATCTTCGATCAGGTGATGGCAGGAACGTGGCGCTGGCCTGACCCGCTGGCACCGGCCGCCCATGAGGCCAGCCGCCTGGCGCCCGTCACCCTGGCCAGGCTGCGCTCACGGCTGCGCCTCGCCGTGGTGGGGGAGCGGATTACGGAGCGGACCTGGAGCCGCACCTACGCGCCCTATCTGCTCAAGCTGGAGCAGGTGTCCGGCCTGCAGGCATGGCCCGAAGATGCCGACCTTCTGACCGCTGCGCTGCGCCAATGGGAGCCGAACAGCCGAGCCAGGCAGATGGCACACGATCGGATGCGCGCCCTGTGGAAGGTGGCCGGATGGGGCTGGCCCGAGCAGGTCGCCACCATGCGCGGCAACGGCAAAGCCGCAGCGGACCCGGCCGGTGCGATGGGATTCACGGATGCGGAGATCGAGGAGCTACGCGAGCGGATCAGCCGCAGCCGGCTCACCCCCGCCGATCTGGTGGCCTGGGACTGCCTGATCGTGTTCGGCCTGCGCCCGGCTGAGCTCAAAGGTCTGGAGCTCCGGCAGCAGGGCCGCACCCTGGTGGCCGTGGTTGTCCATGAGAAGACGAGCAGCAAGGGCAAGGTGGGCGCCCGCACGGTGCCAGCGGTGCCGCCATCCGGCTGGCCTGCGGACTGCCATGAGCTTCTGCGCCGCTGGGAGGCCCATGGACTGCCTCAGACGCTGGTGGCGATGCCGTCACCCGGTGAGCGTCTGGCCAAGCAACTGGAGCGGCTCCACCAGCAGAAGGCAGCACGGGGCCAACTGCGCCCCGATCTGGTGCCCTATGGCCTGCGCCATGGCTTCGCACTGCGCCTGGGGGTGGACCTGGGGCTGAGCGTCAGGGAGGCCGCCGAGTTGATGGGCCACAGCCCTGCGGTTCATCTCAGCACCTACGGCAGGCAGCTTGACCGGCCGAAATTGCTCGACAAAATAGCAACCCTGATCGCGAGTAGATAGACGCCCGGAGAAGTGGCCACCGGAAAAAATAGAAAAAATTGGCGGACAAACAGGGTCGAAAATGCAGTGGCCCCAATGGATCTAAGCGTCTTAGCCAATAGCCTTAGCTTCTGACTATGTCGCCTGCAATACGGGTCAACGAGAAGGGGACGATTTTCGATCACTAGGTTGCGGATACGGGCTGAATCTTCCAGCCCCCTGCACCTTCCACCCCATGCGATTCAACGCCACCACCCAGGAGGCCGCCGAGATTCTGCGGACCTCTGAATCCACCCTGCGCCGCCTGCGCCGCGCTGGTGTTCTGCGCCCTGGCATCCACTTCTGTGCCAGTGGAGCCGGCGCCATTTCACCAACCCTGCTGTGGGCACCCGAGGCCTGTCAGGAGGCATTGGCCAAGCGCAGCCGGCAGATCCTCACGGCATGAAAAGGGCCCAGCGGCACCACCCGCCAGGCCCTGCCCGACCAACAATCAACACCCCCATTCTGATGACCAACGACACCAGCAACACGACCCAGGCCAGCCACGACCACGGCGACTGCGAATCAATCGACCGGGGCTACTGCGTCAGGTGCGAATCCATAACGCAGAGGCTTTCCGACCTGCTCTGCCCGCCCTGCCAGGAAGAGGGTGGTTCGGAGCCCGGGGATGCCGACACCTGTCTCCCCTACCCCAACCTCACCAACCCCAAGACAGGCCAGCCCTTCACCCAATCCGAGATCAACGCGATACATCGAGTGGTAGCCGATGAAATGGAGGCCGCCGCGTGGGTTGTGGTCCACGAAGAAACTGGCTGTCACCCGCCCTTCTTTTGGGCAAATTCCTTGCAGATCAGGAAGGCCGCAAGGTGGTGCCTGGTTGACGCCCTGAACGTCGCCAACGCCAATGCGGAGGCGGCCTGATGTCTAACGACACCAGCAACACGACCCAGGACTGCGGCACCATCCGAATCAGCGCCGCTGACCTGAAGCTGCTCGACACCACCCAGGCCGCCCGCTACCTCAAGATCAAGGTGGCCAACATGCGCGCCTCGCTCAAAGCCATGGGCGGGCCCGCTGAGGGCATGCAGATCAAGGTTCGCGACCGCGCCGTGATCTTCGTCAGCCAGAGGCACCCGAACCCGGACTTCCTCATGCCCGGCCCGTTCTGGCGCAAGTCGGAGGTGGCCTGATGGATGCCACCACCACCGAGATAGGCATCCTGAGCAGCTTTAACCCGGGGCGATCAATGCAGGCCCACGGGATCACCCCGGAGATCGGCTGGGGATTCTGCTACAGCAAAGCCGCCTCGGCCCTGCTCAGACTCAGCCGCCGCAGGGTAAAACTAAGCGCCCATTCCGAGCTCATCCCAAGCGATTGGGATGCCAGCTACTGGCAGCGGTGCCGCTATGTCGAGGGCTGGTCTGTCACCCAATGCGTCAGCCCCGACCCCGGCCACCGCAACCCGCCGATCTGGGAGCCTCACGGATTCCTGGTCAGCCCCGCCCTTGAGGTGATCGATCCCGTCGCCGCGATGGGGCTGATCCGCTTCGGAGCCGATTCGCTGACTGGCCAACGCTGGATCGCCGTCTCCACCTTCCGCGCTGATCGCATCCCGGTATTGGCCAGCCTCCCCCACGGCGATGGGTGCCGGTTCGATTCGCTCGCCGACCTGCCCGCGTTCCGCACTGCCCGCCAGAAGTGGGAGCCCCAGGCCCTCGCCGTTGCCAACCACCTGCACACGGCCAAGCACGGCTGGATGGTGGCCTGATGCACGAACTGAAGAAAGGCCATCGCCCGCACGAAGTGTGGGCCTATGAACAACTGATGAAGCGACCGGAAGGCAGAGGCCGCATGCCTCAACCCTTCAGCGAACAGATGGCCACAAACGGCCACTACACCACCGTGCTCAAGATGTGGTGGCAAAAGGACGCAGCCGAACCCGCGCAGCAGCAAAAGCAGGAGCTGACCGCCCGAGAGAAGATCGAAACCCTGCGAGACGCTGCCGGGTTTCTGATCGAGGCCGAAACCAGCCACAGCGACCGCATCCCCTTGTTGCGCGCCATGGCCCGTGATCTGGTGATCAGCCTCAGGGATGAGGAGCTCCGGGGCATGCTGTGGGATGCCCGACGCGCCGCCAGCGGCAGCGCCGAGCTTCTGACCCAGGCCGATGAGATCGACCTCAGCCCGACGCCCTGGTGCTGGGATGGCGTCGTGATGGCCGGCGCGCTCAACCTGCTGGTGTCGTTGCCAAAGATCGGCAAAACCGCCCTTGTGCTGGCCTGGATCGCGGCCTGGCATCGCGGCGACATCCACTTCCTGGAGCGCGAGCTGGTGGGCGCCTGCCCGCCGGTGCTGATCGTTGGAACCGATCAACCCAAAAGCGACTGGGCCCGAATGATGGCACCGTTGGGGCTGGTGAGCACCAACACCACCGGCACCCGTGGCCGGCTGCAGCCGCCGATCATCGGCCTGGCCCATGCCGGCCAACCCATCCACCTGGACCCAGAGGGGATCGAGCGGATCGCCGCCTATGCCAGCGAGCACCCGGGCCTTCTGGTGGTGGTGGATTCGCTGGCAGCGTGCATGCGCCCGTTGGGGATCGCTGAGGAATCCGCCGACTTCGCCGGACCGATTGGTGATCTGGTGGAAGCGATCGAGCCGCACGGCGCCACGGTGGTGGCCATCCACCACAGCAACAAAGGCCGCGCCGGGGATTCGGCAACCATGGCCAGCCGGGGATCCACTGCCCTGCCCGCCACGGCATCGCAGATCATCAAGTTGGGCAGGGTTCCATCCAACCAGCCCAACCCAGCGGATCGCCGGGTCGTGGTGGAAACGGAAGGCCGCGGCGGCCTGCCTGTGCGCCTGCTGATCGAGCGGGATGAAGGTGGCTCATGGATCAGCCATGGCGACGCCGAAGCGGTCACCCAGGCCCAGCAGCGCGCCGAGCAGGAGGAAAGCCTTTCAGACGCGCACCGCGACGCCCTGGAAGCCGTGCGCGAGATGTGCGAGCAGATGGATTCGGTCACTGCCATGGAGGTGGCTGATCGGCTCCAGAGCAAGGGAGAGAGCGCAGAGCGCACCATGCGCCGCCGTCTCGACTCCATGGCCCGGCGCGGCCTGCTGGTATCCGACACCATCGCCACCCTTCACGGTCGGCAAAAGCGGTATCGGCCTGCTGGGGAGGATCGGACACCCAACACCCCCACACCCGTACATGCGTCCGATGTGTCCGATGTGTCCGATCCTCCCTTTATACGTGAGGACCCCAGTTTGACTTTTCCTGTCTTATGTATCCCATCCCCAGAGGGTTCGGACACATCGGACACAAAGGACGGGTCGGAGAGTGTGGGGGGGGATCGGACACATGCGCGCCCTGGAGCCGGTTGCCCTGGAGCCGGTTCGCCCGCTAAGCGCCACACCGGCACGCCGCCGAGCTGGAGCCGCGATCCCTGGCAGCAGGCCGGGTGAACACCGGCTGCGTGGTGTCCGCTTAAAGCGTCACCAATGCCACCCCGACCTGATGACCAGTTACCCGGACAGCCGTGAACGAGAAAACGTTTGAGCTCTACCTGCAGGCCAAAAGGGAACTGGCGCAAGAGCGAGAAGCCAACACCCAGCGCGCATTGAAGGCAGGCAGGTTCCATCCGTTCCTGCTGGAAAACCGTGATGACCGGGAGCTGTGGTGGGATGACCTGCAGGTTGCTTGGACCGTCCACGCCATGGACGGCAGCGCCCGCATCGATGGCACCTTCAGGGATCGACTGCTGGAGCGGTGGCCGCAACTGGAGCCGGACTTCAACTGCGATGCAGCGGTAAAGGAATCATCGATCAACCGCCTGCGCTTCCGTCAGTGTCACCAGTGCCGCCAGTTCTTCATTGGCCAGTTCAGCCTCAAGACCTGCTCAGATACCTGCAGCAAGGCATGGCGCCAGGTTGGCAACACCCAAGGCCAGCAGAAACGCCGCAAGCGGAGCCAGTCGTGGCGGGAGGAGATCGAACGCCACTGCGATAACTGTGGAAAGGAGATCATCGCGAAACGATCCACCCGGCGGTTCTGCTCGGATCGTTGCCGGAAAGCCACATCGCGCACCCTCAATACCCTGTGGCCATGACCTACCCAACCCACCATCACCACCCGCGCCTGATCGAGCAGCGCCGTGATGATGACGAACCGGCACCGCCATGGCCCTGGCAGCCACCGGCATCAGGCCAGGCCGCCCGCGCCGATCGCCAACGGGTCGAGCACCTGGAGCCGATCAGCCGGTGATGTTCGCCGTGGACCGGTTTCCGGGGCCAGTCAATGCTCAAACCGTTGTGATCGAATCGGCCGGCAATCCGGGCGCGGCTGAGATCCCTTGGCACCACTGCCCCGGTCGTCGGGTCCTCCCTGGCCCTGGCTTAGTGAGAGTACCTTGCAGCCCTCGTTTTCTCTAGAGAACATCTCCCCAATAGGTTGCACTTACAACCCGGTTACAACCCAGAAGCCGCAAGATCCCCTACCCATTACACCGCAACGCAACCTTTCACCAGCATGGCCACCCTTAACGCAACCACGACCGCCAGAGGCCCCGAGTGGATCACCATCTCCGAGTGCGCCCGCCGGCTGGGGGAGCACCGGCAGCAGATCAGCAGGATGATTCACGAAACGGGCACTTTCCCCCACAGCCATATCGACCGCACAGGCGGGAAAATCAAGATCATCTGGACACCTGACCTGGCCCGCAAGGTTGCAGGCAGCAAGCGGATTCGATTCAACGGCTGAGCCAGGCACCATCACCGCCCTTGCCAGCATGTAGGGATAAACAATCCCCAGACAATGCCGAGCACCCAAACGATCCTGCACCGCACCTACGCGATCCAGGCCACCAGCACCGACACCCTGAGTTTCAGCTTCAGCAGTGAGACGCCAGTAGCGCGATCATTCGGCCTGGAGGTGCTCAGCCACGCCCCTGGAGCCGCTGACCTATCCCGGCTGAATGACGGCGCACCGCTGCTGTGGAACCACGATCCCGGCGCCCTGCTGGGGGTGATCGAGAAGGCCCAGATCAGCAGCGGCAAAGGTCGCGCCGTGGCACGCTGGGGATCGAGCCCTGAGGCCCAGCAGCGCCGCGCCGATGTGGAAGCTGGCATCATCAGAAACGTGAGCGTGGGCTATGTGATCCAC